CTAATATAAATAGTCGAATTACTAAATAGCCCACCAAAAACAAAGCTAGTAATCGCAACCAAATTACATATAATTCTTCCATAAGTCATTACTAAAATCTACTCCCTCCTGAGTTACGTTTTTCTAATTTAGTTAATCTTTCTTCAAATGCCCCAATTTTATCTGATAAATCATCTAATTTCTTTTTACAATCATCAATACCTGATAAATCTATAGTAGGTATTTTTTTATTTTTAAGTTTTTCAAGTTCTTCTTTAATATAAGTTAAATCAGCAGCTAGAGGACTTAATTGTCCTGCTAAAGTTTTAATTTCACTAAATGTATTTTTAAATTCTTCGAGCTGATATGTTATCAATTTAAGGTCTCCATTAGCTTTTATATCACTAATATCATCTACTACCATATTATGTTCAAGCCTATTTGGACTATTCATAGATTTTAACTCATTTAGTTGTCCTGTAATACTAAAATAGACACCACAAGCAGATACTAATATAGCCGCCATTGTAGCTATAAACTTCAAATCAAATGTAAATTGACTTCCTTCTCCTATTTCTGTCGGCATAACTTTCTCCTTTTTAACTACTTGCTTTTCTTTATTTTCTTCAGATTGTTCATTTAAAACTTCTGCTATTTCATCAACCGATACATATTTTTCCTCTATTAATATCTTACCAAGAGGAATTGACCTATTATAAGTAATTGCTTGCTCTGCTTGTTTGCTAAGAGCTACTCGAAGTTGTTTCTTATTAATAACTCCTTTAAGCAATAATAAGTCGCCTATTTTCATTATGTAGATGCTACAAATACTTCAACAGTTATAGCTCCAGAATTAGCTTCTGCTGTTATCTCTACTAAATCACCAAAACCTGCTGCATATGTACTTGTTCCATTTGTATCGGAAGAACCTGATGTATGACTAGCTATATTAGCAACAGATTCCGCACCTGTGCTTGCATTTCTTGTAACTAATGTATGAGCTGTTGCCGCAGATACACCATTTGCCGCACCTGTTACAGCCCCTACACTACTATTTGCTACTGTCTGGGCATTATCATGTGTATATCTTAATCCTGGTATTATAGCACCATTTGCTGTAATATTAGTTACATCATCGCTTCCATCAGCTGTATCACCAGTTGCTTCAGTAAAACCTAATGCTACTTGATTTGCTAACATAGTATCAATTACTCCGCTAGCTAAATCTGCATTATAAATAAATGTTTGTCCTTTATCTAACTTTAAACAACATTCATTACTATATTCATTTTTAAGAACTAAGTATAAATGATTTGTTGCATCTTTATTTGTTATTCTTATATATCTAACATTTGCTTCATTAAATGTTCCTGCAGCGACAGCTGTGCTAAAACTAACTAAAGTAATTTCTGATGTAGGAACACTTACAATTCTCTTATCGATATTGTTAATTCCTGCAACAGAAAATGAATTTGTTGAGCCTTGTTCTTGTCCATTTAATGTTAATGATTCTATATGCGTTACATTTAATGTCGCCATTTATTTCTCCTATTTATTGCCATCTATTAGTTTACCCCATAAAGAGGTTTTTCCATCAATTATTTCTACTACTTCTACTTTAAAGTTTCCACCTTTAAACCAATCTACTATTGCAAATCCATGATTCCAATTATGTAGATTTCCTCTTAAAAATTCATTAGCTTCTGAGGACATATCCTTTAAACAACCCATACTCCATGCACTTATTGTTCCACCCCACTTTGTATCTGTGAATCTTTGAAAATCGTGAGTATGGCCATATATAACACTTTGTCCACCTTTTTCTAAATGCTTTTTAGCATGATGTATTGGAGTATATTTTCCATGTATGAAGTTAAGTTTACCTATTTTAAGAGGCTTATTAGATAAATACTTAAGATACTTATATCCTCTTTCTTTAATCCTTAATGCGTTTTCTGTTTTATACTGTGGAAGATAAGGATGTCTTGTTACAAAATTATCTAACCATAATTCGTGATTACCTTGTATAAAATGTCTTGTTTTACATTTAGCCTTATCTAATGATTCATCTATCTTATCCATACCTTCATTAACTAAAGCAACCTCTTCATCAAGCATTGGAATTAAAACTTCTAATGGTGGTTTTTCTTTATTCTTCCAATAGTGTTTACTAAATAATTTCCACTCTCCTGTATCCCCTAAATCAATATAAGTATCGGGTTTAATCATTTCTATCGCTTGGCATACCACACTTATCGCTTTATCATCGTGCAAAGGAAAGTGTTTATCAGGAGTAACAATAGCTCTCCTAACAATGCCTTTGTCTAATCTCGCCATTTTAACCTCAATTTATTTCAAAAAACTATTTGCTACTTTTTTCTTTAAGAACTTTCTTTAAGGCTTCTATAGAACCAATTGCCTTTATATAGATTTCCTTTGCTTGTTCTCTTTGATTTTCATAGACCTTTATTTCTTCTTCTAACTTTTTTTTCAAGTCACTCATTTATTCCCCTTATGTTAAATGATATTTTACTTTCACATTTAATGAATAATCTGAATTAACAGTATCAGATTCAAAAGTTGCTACTATAACCTTTCCCGATAAAACAGAAGGGCTGTCCACTGTCCATGTTGATAAATATATCTGCTCATTTCCTTCATTAGTTACATCTGAATTGTGTGCTAATAATATCCCGTTTGTAAGACAAGAAGTTGAACCACTATTAAAATCAAAGCCCATCAAATGCATACGAGTTGTATCAGCTCCTCCACTATTATTTGCATCAGCTCCCTCTAATGAATACACTGCATCAATATAAATACTATCAGGAATATACCAAATTACTGGAACTATATCATCAGCTGCACGGTCACCAAAATCTCCCGTATCTAACGATGTTGCTGGGTCAGTTCCAGTTCCTAAATGTGGAGTATTGCCAGATTGTGAATAATTAGAATGTTCAAAAATTAACATTTCATGATTTCCTGCAGCAAAACCATAAGACTCAGCTGAATTTATAAAAAAATTAGCATACATAGTTGTTCCACCAATTGTTAGTGTATTACCTGCTGTTGTCCATGCTGTTGTATCGTAACCCATAATTCTCCTATAATCTTGGTACTGCTAAAGACCTTACACCACTTTTCCTTGACGGATATTGTTTCATTATTTTTTCATACATAGTTCTATAATATTGAGATTGCTGTAAGTCTCCAGCATCTTCAAACATTCTTGATTTAAGATAACATACAACACATAAATGTAATCCTGTATCTAATCCAATAGTTGTTTTTAAATTATCTGTTTGTGCATCAACATAATCAAATCTTGAATTTGTTGTAATTCTTAAACCACTTGATACATCATCATCCTGAAATGTATCATACCATTCTTTTGTTCTTTCCCCAGGTGTTGAAGTATTATCTCTTGCAACAATAGCAAGTCTATTATCATCGTTATACCATGCAAAATTATTATTTGGATAAGTTCTATTTGCCATAATTTCCTTATTTTAAAGTATCATCTCCTGAATCAGTATCTTCCCTTAATAATTTATGAGGGTCTGTAAGTTTTGGTATCATTATATATCTATCATTAGTATCTAATATTTCTACTTTCTTTATATCAATAACTTTATCTGCTAATTCATACCATCTTTTATATTGCTCTAAAGTTGTTGTTGATGAAACAGTATAATTACCTTTACTTGTTGAAATATCATCTAAAGCATCATTAATCAATTGAAACATATATTGTTCTGATTGTCTTCCAAATAATTTCTCTATTTGTTCTATAACATTCTTAACTGTCATTATTGTCTACCTTGTTGTTGAGCAGGTTGTGGCATTCCTTGAGATATTAACATTTGAATACCTTTATCATAATCTTGTTGTAATTTCACTTGTTGAGCTTGATACCATTGATACTTTTGATTTTCTCTTTCCATTCTAATCTTTGCTTCTCCTAGATACCCTTGAGCTGAAGCTAAATAAGTTTGAGCTGCAGCTGCATATGCTTGAGCAGATGCAAAATAACCATTCCAAACTTGAGCTTTTGCAGCTGTCCAAGCTCCTCTTGCTTGAATTTCTTTTGCAAATCCATCTGCTTCTGCTTTTAATGCTTGAACTGTTGAACCCCATTCTGCAAGATGTGTTTGAGCTCTTTGTATTTCTGTTTGAGCTGCTGCTAATGTTGCTTGAGCCATCTCAGTATCTTCATCAGCTAACCAATATTGTACACTCTCAGGTTCTGTGTCGCCACTCATAGAAGCTCCATCAACTAAATTTCTAGCTTTATCTAAAGCATCCTTAACTCTTGTCATTTCACTATTGTCAGTATCATAAGTACCTTCTTCTCCAAATAATCCTGGGTCGCTTCCATCAGCTCTAAATTTAGATAATGCAGTAGCAATTGCATCTGCTGCTGTTTTAATCTCAGATGAAGTTGTATCGGTATCTACGGCAGATTCGGCAATTTCAGTAACTCCTAAAACAATATTAGCTGTCATTTTGTTAGCATCCTCTATTTCATCTTCTGCATTTGCAACAGAAGCTTTAATAGCATCAAATGCTGTTGTGTCAATTGCCGTGACAGAGTTCATTCCACCCATTGCATTTTGTAATGTTTTTATTGCTGCATATAATGTAACTAAATATTCAGCTTCATTTGGAAAATTAGCAACTACGGAATCACTATAAGCAACTGATGGATATGCTACTCTATATACATTTGATGGTTGAGCATCCGTTGTAGTTGGTTTTATAAACAAAGTACTTGCTCCTGAAGAATTACTTGTTATCCAATAAGCGGGGTCAGTAGCACTCGCATAATATAAACTAGATGAATCGTTTGTTAAATCTCCATACATAGGATGTAATTGCCTACAAGGAATATAATAACCTCCAGAATTAGCAGAAAGGCGAGTTACTTGTAATATGTCCCCCCCAGCATCCATATCTAAAGTTGTTCCATTTGTAGCATTAACAATAGAAATTGAAGCACATTTTTCTTTTAAATCATAAGGAAGAATATTAATAATTTCTTTTGCACCATCAGTTAAAAACGTGGTTAACTCTGATTCAATTGGATTTGTACCACTACTAGATATACTAATATTAGTTAAACCTGTGACTTGTGCTTGAAATGTAGCCATTATCTACTATTCCTTTGTTTTATATCTTTTTCCATAGTTGTTTGATTGAACTCAACTTTTGTTTGTCCACTCCAAGTATTCCTCATATTTATGTAATCAGATATATTATTACTTCTTACTCCAAATACTTTACCACAGGAGCATTCTTTTGCTTGACCTTTTTTAATCTCAGTCTTTTCACCACATTGACAATATATGATTTTCACTATTCTCTTCCAGATGAAGGAATATAAGGTGTAGGCGTAGTTCCTATTTTTTTAGCTAAAGCTATTTCTTCTTTTGTTTTTCCCTTATGTCTTTTTTTCTTTTCCTGCTCTGCGCTTAAGGCTGGTTTTTCATAAGGTTTATATTTAGGTTGCTGAACTCCTGCTTTTTTCTTTTTAGTTTGTCCACCTTTTTTATATTCTTCAACTTTTCCACCTTTATCAAACCTTGCTAAAGGGTCAACCATTGGGTTTTGACCAATTCCTTGTGCTTGAGGGTTAACTCCTGGTCTTTGTCCAAATCC